TCACCGCACAGGCAACGCACCAGCGCTTGTCTGCCGCCTCTGCTCGTCGATCTGTCGCTGCTGATCCCTGAACCGTTGATCATATCCGGCAAAGGCGCGCTCTAGCTCCGGGCGCGGAACCTGAGCGTCGCGCAGATCCTTGACCTCGGCTTCCATGCGAAGCCGATCTTCGGAGCTGCGTTGCTGGCGCCACTCCATCTCCTGCCGCGTTACCATTCGCTCCGTCATCGCAATGATGCTCTGCTGCGTGGTATCGGCGAGTTTCGCGACCGCTGTCTGCGCCAGTTCGGAGTTCTTCAGGATCGCTGTATCAAGCCGGCTCTGATCCTTGCTGAGCGTGCCATAGACGAAAGCGCTGAGCGCCGCCAAAATCGTGAAGGATACGCCGACCGCCGACCAGACGACCGGCCACTGCGTGCGGCTGCGCTCCGCAAGGCTGGCGGAGAGGCCCGAGATCGACGAACGCATCTCGTTGGCAATCGCCGACATGGTGTTTTCCACCTGCTTGAAACCGGAGCGCATCTCGGTTTCAAGATCGCTTTGGCGTCGCCCAAGATTGGTGACGCGCTCCCCAAGCTGGGCGGTCGCGGCGTCGCTATAGGCCCGGTGGGCGTCGTTGCCATTCATCTCGTCTGGTCCCATCATTTTTCTCCGCGGCGCGGTGCCGCTCCGTCGAAGCGCGTCCTCACGCCGTCGTAAAAGGAAGCGCAGCGCCCCGTGCGTTGATCGGCAAGCTCGGCAGCCACCTCCCATCGCAACTGCGTGTTGCGCGGCTTCTCGATGCCGTATTGCGGAACGACCCTCGGCATCTTCTGGCGACATTCGTCCGGCAAATCCGGCAGGCGCACACCTGCCGCGAGCCGTCCCGTCGCATTAGCGGCTGCAATCAGCCTCGCCTCTTTGCCGGCACAGCCAGAGACGATCAGCATCGCTCCAGCGGTAGTCGCCATCATCCATCTTCTGATTGTCATTGCGGATCGCCTCTTCGAGTTGGGCTTCAAGCGCCTGCTGCGCCAGCGCATCCGCCGCCGCACGTTTGCGATAATCTTCCAGCGCCAGCGCCGCGGCATTGCGCTGTCGCTCGAGTTCGGCCGCCTTGGCCTCGGCCGCGGTCTTTTCGGAAAGCAGCACATAGCCCTTCAGTAGCGCCGCATCATGCGCGGAAAGCCAAAGCCGAAAGCCGCCCAGGACCAGCAAGATTGCGATGATGAGCGCTGCGATACGCCCTAAAAGTGAGGTCGGAAAGAAAACACTCATAGGCCGCTCACACAAAGCTCGGCTTCGCCGATGCGCTGCGCGTCCCCCATCTCACGACGATTGACGAGCCCACGCACGATGCGTCCACCCGCCCGGTTAAATGCCGTCTGCGCCTCACACGCGGCTCGCCACTGCCCCGCTTCGATCCGCGCCTTCGCGGTCGACCGGCACCAGGCCCCGACGCCAAAATTATAGGACCCGGAAATCATTGACGCACGAACGCTGACGGGTGCCGCCTCAAGCGTCGGCGAACATTGCATGATCGGCTGGTAATAATCGTCATGCACCCGGCGCAGCAGCATATCGCGACACTGCGCCTTCGTCTTCCTCATGCCCGGGCCCACACCCTGGGTCTCGCCGTAGCAGATATCCCAGATCTTCGCGAAAGGGTCCCAGTGCGACGTCAACACCAGCCCTTCCCAGGGAATGATGGCCTTCTCCACCGCCAGAATGACCGCAGGGTCCATCCGCCCCACCGCCGAATAACGGTCATAAGCCGCATAACCACCCGCAGCGACGCTGGCCAACACGGCCGCAACAGCCGCCCGCCCACGCCGCGTCGGCACAATCCTATTGATCGGCATCCGATACACCTTTCTGAGCAAGAATTCGGGAGATAAAGGCCGCGCACGTCGCGGCACCAGATAGCGCGGCGAACAGCCCGCGCGGAATTTCGACGTAACCATCAATGATCGGCAGGAAGACTTCGAGGCCGGACAGAAGTCCGGCAAGCACGATCCATCGGATGGACCAGGCGCGTTTCAGCACCTGCCACCAATTTGAGATGAGCATGGGGATGTCCCTGATTGTTAGATTATGCCGCTACAGGCGAAACGTTACGAGGCGTCTTACAGCGCCTGCTGCTCTGCCTTGAAGGCATTGATGCGATCGTCACGCTCGATCGGGGGGACATCATGCGGAACGTAAAGCGTGTTTACGTTTCCCTGAGGATACACCACGGAAACCGTAATGTTGCCTTGGGCGTCGTACTGCAAGTAAAGCTCGACGTCTTCCATTTATGCCACCTTGAAGAAAATGCCCGCGTAACCGCTATTGTTGCCTCGGCTGAAGCTTTGGCCTGTGAGATCGGGCCAAGTGCCGAAAGTTTGCGTATTGCCCAGGAACGAAACGGAGGAGGCCGTTCCGGACGCCACCTGTGACGCTGTGCCGCCAATCAGGGCAGCGATGAAGGTTGAGTTGGAACCGAAGGCCTGAAAGACGGCTGTTGTGGTGTCGCCGTTTATCCCGACCCAATAGAGCCCCGGATTAAGCGTCAGGTTCCCGCCGACGATTGCGGCGCTCATTGCGCCAGTCGTTCCCGCCGACATGCTTGCCGTAGCGCCAAGACCATTACCCGAAGGCAGTTTGGTGGCAGGGTCAGCGGCATAGATCGCAAGCTGAAAGGCTTTGCCGCTTTCGGCAGTGGTCACGCGAACTGCGAGTTCAGAGATCGTCACCCGCTCTTTGATGACGATCGGATGAAACTTGATTTGCCCGCCGACGACAGCAGCGCCGGCAGAGACGAGAGTGTTGAGACCCTGATAATAGTTGCCCGAGATATAGCCAAAGAAATCGGCATTATCCTGGCGCACCCAAGAAGCAACCCCGGCAGTCGCGTCACGGCAAATATACTCGATGCCGGTGGACTGGTTGAACCACTTGGACCCGACCTCGAAACCGGCTGCGCTATCGTCAGTCGCGCCAGGGACCATATCGGCGGCGTATCGGTTTTCTGTAAACATCGCGAGGAGACGATTAAGCTTCTCTCGGATGCTCGCGCCCTTGTCCTCGTTTGAAATCAATGCAAGGCCCATTTAGCTATCCTTCCATGATGCTGTGTCGTCCCAAGCACCAGCATCGTTCCATGCACCGGTCGCTAGAAGCCAAACCAGCACGGGCTGCACCAGAGCAGCAACAATTCCCCGGCCGAGAGCCAAAGAACGTGACGTGATTTCTCCTGCCATCAGAGTACTTTCCTTGCTTGATGAGTGATGTTCATGGGCGGAAGTCCATTGAGAGGAGCGTAGTCCGAAGTGGGTTGGGCGGCAGTTGTAGACTTCCACCCGGCGTCAGGTCTGTGAGTAAGGCAGTTGAACCGTTGCTGTAGGTAAGCGTGCATTGAGATGCCACGGCAGGGACAGAATCGGTGATCACGTCGGCAGCGCGTGTGACAGCGCTTCCCGCCGTCACAGCATGAGATCGTGGCAACGAACTTGGTGGCTCCAACTGATGAAAGCCCTGAAACCGTGTCGCGTTATCAACGGACGTCAGGTTGCCATCGCCAGCAGCGGATGAGATCCTCACCCGGCGCGTTGTGGTTGAAGCGTTGGGAAGATACCCGCCGAAGAAAAGGAACCGGCCACCGCTTAGCGGTATCATTCCCGGGAACACCATCCAGCCGCCCCCCGACGTGCTGACGGTTCCGACCGTGCCCGTTGCGAGATTGACCCAGCAATTTCCGAACTCGCCACCGCCGCCTTCGTCAATTCGTATTCGGCACCAGTTATGGTTCCCTCGTTTTAGAACCACGCTGAATAGGAATGCGGCCCCGGCCGTGACACCTGTGACGGTTTGAAGGACTTCGGAAGAGCCCACGCCCTCGGTAACGAGTTGCGTCCCATCGTCTTGCGTCTCGCCAATAAGCGTGTTGCTTTTGCTCCACGCCTGAGTGAGATCGGTAGACCTGAGCAGCCTGTTTGAGCCGGATGGCTCGATCAGCAACCCTGCGCCATTCCTGCGAGGCTGATTAGACGCAAAGACCGTCACCACATCTAAATCAAACCCGGCGCTGGCGCGTGACGCCACAAGTCCATCCAAGCTCGACGGGAGGACGCTTCCAGACATGTAAGCTCGGTTCTGCTGAAAATCTCGATATCCGGCTGAACCAACGGGCACCCACGCGGGCGGTAACGAAACAACACCCCGGCCCCGCGCGAGAGAGTTTGTCGTAACTTCTCCAGCCATCGCAAATGCCCGTTATGATAGCGCGAAGAACGTGCCGACAGCCGTGCCCAGAACCGTCTTCGTGACGGCAAGTGGCAAGATGATCGGCGGTCCAGCGATGAAATTCAGTTGCATAGTCGTGCCACCCACCGTGAGCGTCGCCGTGCCAGACGTCGTTATGTTGGCAAGGAACGCTCTCCCGGCCGCCCGAGCGGTGTTGTCAACGTAAGCGCCTGCGGCGGTGTAGCCGGTACTTGCTTTATCGAGAGCGTCCTTGTCTTCTACGCTGAGCGTCACAGGGACGCCGTTTGAAGCTGGCGCACGGCCAGAGGGCAGCGGCGTGGCGGGGTTGCCGGAGGCATCAAGCGTTACGGAAACAACAACCGGCGCGCCAACCTCTTCACCGCCGGCGCCCTGGTAAACGACGGTGTCGAATTTCTTGTTAAGGCTCATGATGTAACCTTTCTTCTTCGATTAAGAATGTTGAGGAAATTTCTGACCGGGAGACGGCCAAGACAAGGCGTTTGCAGCCGCTTGCGCTTCTTCAATAGTTTCAGAGGATTCGATCGCTGCCTTCGTGGCCAGTCTTGCGGCTTCGATAGCAGCGCTGATAATCTGCCATTGCGAGTAGGCCGCATGAACTACTTGGGCAACCTTCTGCATCGTCGGCGCTGTGATGCCCACCTCTGCGGATAAAAGCGGATAGCCTGAAGCATCTGGATTGGTAGCCGCGATATAGCGGGAAGCCTCGTCCGCCTTTCGCATGTAGGTCATTGCCTGACCGGCTCCTTGTGTGATGTACTTCCGCCGCTCCGCCTCGGCCGTGTCATCAATGCTGGCTTTCAGCCTCGCTTTGAGATCCGCAAGGCTTTCGCTTGAGGGCTCCGGCGTCCACTCTTCTTCGTGGTTTTCGCCATTTAAAGCGTTGAACACTGTTTGCATCATGTCGCTGTCTCCCATTCCGCCCAGACAGTCCCGGCGGTCATTGGAGATGTTCCCTGTATCGTTGTAAGCTGAATGCGATCAAAATCGCCGGGCATGACAATTGAACCTGATTGCCACATGCCAAAGTGGTATCCTCCTGGAGTTGCGTAGAACTGTCCCGTGTAAAGCCATTCACTGGTACCGGGCACTTGCGTGAATGTTATTTGCCCGTTGAGGACTGCCATAGCGCTGTTAGACGCATTCATATCGATGGCTGTGCCATCTGTCGGCAACGCCGCATAACCGGTTTGTTGAGCGATTACCATATAACCACCAGAATAACCGCTAGTCAGTGCCCCGGCAGGGGTTCCAACGCGTATCCGTGGCGTTCCTTGCGGGCTCCCAAATGTCACCCCACGAACGTTGAAGGTGATCCTGCTAACCCCCGAAGGGATACCGGTGTAAAGAAGAGAATTCCCGACCGAGATAGAAACCTTAGCGCCCTTCTTCAAACCGAACGAACTCACAGAGTTTTGTAATACCTGAATATTGTTCAGCAACGCCGCGAGATCGGCCGTGCCTGGTATCAGGTCTGCGGCATAAGCCTTTATCCAATAGGTGAAGGTTTTGTTGATCGGTCGGGTTTCACCGGTCCCCATTGGCAGGATAGGAACACCCGTCGTATACACGGCTGTGATCGCCGTCCCATTGTCATCGTCTGCTCTGGTCCCCTCCCATGCTGGGACGGGCGAAATCACTTTAAATCTGACGCGCGATTGCGTCGGATCGATCGCTGCATAGAGGTCCTGTGTAGATTGCGCCTGTGTAGAGCCAGACGAACGCCCGCTATCCACCACCTGCCCAGACCGCCAGCCACGCGGGAAATATCCGCCCATATCTTCAATGATTGGGTCGCCATTGCCGTTGACGGCCGCGCCGTTGGCGAGAAGGAACGCGCGAAGTTGAGGATAAGCAGACGTGCAGGGCGCGCCGTTGTGCAGAAGGAAGCCAGGCGGCGGCGTATTGCCGTTACCCTGCACCATTATCGTGGCGCCGATCGGCACGCCGAAGACTTCCTGCAGCTTAGCAAAAGTTTGCTTCTTAATCTTCCAGCTGTCGCCGCTATCGGCAAAACCAAATTCGTCAGCGAGAGAGGGCAAGGCTTTCAAGGGCGCTTCATGCACCGCGCCGGACCATCCAGCAATCACGGAATTCCAGATCGCAAAGGTCTTACGGTACCAATGAAAAGCTGAGAAAAGACCTGGAGAAGGCACAACTTCCTGATCTTCCGGCGCATTGGCCCATCGGCCAGCCAGCGTCGCGGAGCCCAAAGCATCCGACGCACTATCTGCGGAATATTCGGCAAACTGGCCTGCCTCATCACGGCTTGTCTTCGCAGCCTGCGAATAACCCTGCGCCGCCGCGATCTGCGTCATGGAGGGCTTTTCCTGCCCAGGCTCAACGGTCAAGGATCGCTCCGTCGTCTCTTTCACCGACTGGATCTGCATCACCATTTGATCGAGACGGCGCTCCACCACCTCGGGATAATACGCTCCCTGGTTTTCCAGCGACGTCTCCTGGGTCAGCGGCAGCCGCCGAACGAGCGTCAGCGTCTGGCCGGCAAGAAGCGGTGTCGCCTTGATGACGTCGCCGCCAGTCTCGCTGCCGACGCCGGTGACACTATAATCGCCGTTGTCGAGAGAAAGATCGGACACGTCGCCGGACGCCGAAATCAGCACGGCGCGGATGTGCTTGGCATCGAGTATCTTGAAACTATAGGGGAAAGTCTTCGTCGTGCCGTTGCCATAAAATGGCCCGGCGACGCTGACTTCGCTTGAAACCGTCATTGTTCACTCCATAGAAAAAGCGCCCTGAAGGCGCTTGTCAGTGTGGGCTGTGTGGGCATAAATCGAAATGATCCGCCCAATATCGCTGCGGCGTAGGGAATACCGGATCTCCGCCATCGTTTCGGACGTTGGGATTGGTGGCTCTGGTCATACCGAGGCAACCGTCGTGGCGGATCATCCACAACAGCATCGGCTCTCAAATCGGCATCGATTTTCGCATAAAGCACGATTCGAAAATTCAAGTTTGGGCGTGTTTCCCGCGAGGACCCATAACTCTATCAAAATCGCTCTCAGAGCGGCGCCTGAGGTTGAACTGGCTCACTTCGTGCTGCCCCGCCAACTGACACAGGCGAAACCTCGTCAAGCGCAAGGATCGGATCAAAGTCTTCCGTATCACCAAACCCTGCTGCCTTGACCAGGCGATCGCGAGAGATACCGAGCGCCATGGCAAGCGCCGCCAATCCGTCACCCTCCGCGGCATCAACGCTTTTCAAGCTGCTGTTGCTTCGGGAGGCATCATTCCAGTTTTTTAGGAAGGCGTCGAAGGCTTGGTCCGCAACCGGCGCCATCCCCGCGCCTCCCTCCGCCTGGTCGCCCAGAAAAAACCCGGCTAGCTCCCCGGGCGCGCTTCCATCCCTCGTCAACCCGCCTTTCCCAGCCTCGGTAATCACACTTGCCAGAACCGCGGGAAGAGCAATCCCTGCCAGATAGATGGCAAACAGGCGCGGTGCCCCCATATAGCCGAAGCTCTGCATGATTGGCTGAAGATCTCCGCCTAAGATTTTGGCTTGGCCATTGAAATAGCTGTAGAACAGCGTGAACAGGCGGGCGAAGGCCGTCCCGGTCTCTGTTGCGAAAGGGCTTTTCATAGCTTGGATCACGAGACTGTCCGCCGTCGCCACAGCCTTCCCCAAGCCCTTCCCGATTGCCTCGTCATAGGCGGCATGCCAGAGAACAAGCTCAAGGGCACTCCGCGTCCCCTGCAGCAAAATGTCGCCGTAGATGCCGGCCTTCTCGCTGATTAAGCCGCGATCACCCGGCTTGAGGATCGCATGGTGCACACGTCTCTCCATCTCCCGGCTGCCACGCGTCATCCGCGCTTGCATCACGGAAGACACCGTCGCCGCCTCGTCTCGCATGGCTGCGCCTTCTCCATTTCTACCGAAGCGAAGCAGTGCAGCCTCCAGACGGCGGGACGACATGTCTGCCAGCGTGGAAGAGTGGGAGCAGACCGAGGCGGTCGCATTGACGATATCGAGCATCATGCTGCGAACCCCCGCACGCCGACGGATTGCCCGCAATCCATGAGACAACGCCCGCCCCTCCGCCGTTGTCGGCTGCCCCTCAGCCACCGGCTGGCGAACCAGACGCAGCCAAGGCGCTATCACCGTGTCGATCATATCGGGCGAGATCTCTTCCAGCGCCACCAGGATTTCCGGCCTGTTCAGGATCCGCCAAATCTGCTGCACCACGGGTTCGAGATGGATGAATCTCAAGAGCTGATCCATATGCGCCGCAAGCATCGAACACTCCAGCTCCAGCGGTCGCGCGTCACTCGCGTTACCCTGTCCGGTGAAGGCAGGAGCAATGGTCGGAAACATCTCCGCCGGGTCCCGCCCGCCATCATCCACACCAGCCGCGTGTTCAAACACCGCCGGCACAAAACCGCCGGCATAGGTGCCGAACGGCGTCTTCATCGCGGCAGGCACCACCTCCCTGAAAGCGAAGCCGCAGATCTTGCGGTGCGCCTCCTGCCCCGGGCGCTTCAGCCTCTCCATCGCATCCCAAATGGCCTGCGCCGCATCATAATCCGCTTTGGTCAAAATGCCTTCGCGCCACATCCTTGCGAGAAAGCGCTCCCATCCGGCCTGCCAGCCGCGCCCGGCCAGAAGCTTACGTTTATTGCTGTCATTGCCGGTGTGCAAAAGCGCATGAAACAGCTGCCCCTTGTTCTCAAATGTATATCCAAGCTCCGGGGCGCCAATCGCCGGCCCCAGAAGTTCGGCCCGGCGCGGCTCGATAATGGCGTGAAGCGCGCGAAGATGAGCAGCCCTGTCCTGTTCGTAGCGCTCAAACGCCTGCCGCACCGGCTCGATGATGAAACGCGAACAAGGCCCCGCCTCGCCCCCATCCATATCCTGCGCCCAGAGCTCAACCGGCCGCTGGGCCGCCTCAACGGAAAGTGGCGTCACGGCCCCCGCTCCAAGCGCCTTCAGCCTGCGTCGCAGGTCCGCGTTCTGGCCCTCGCTGCGCTCCGCCACAGCCGCCAAAACCGAGCCGAGAACAGCGTCCAGATCATGCCGCTTGCCGTCGATCTCGATACTCCTCGCGTTCTGGCCAACCTCCGTGACATTGTCGATCGCATCATGAACGGCATCGAATTCCGCAACGGTCAGATCGCCAAACACCTTTTCATCGGCGTTTGCGTAAACCTCTGTCACCTGTGAAAGCACGTCATAGGACAAGATCGTCCTCCTTCATTTGCTCAAGCCAGCCATCCATGTCGAACCGGACAGGTTTGCTCGCCAGGCCAAATTTTGCGGCAAGCGCACGCACGGCTTGGCGATCATCCGCCTCAGCGCCGCCCGCCCGCTCGTCATCCATCGCATCCAAGGTCGCCATGCGGTCGATCAGCGCCTCAAGCTCGTCTGCCTTGGCAGAGGCCGCCATGTAGAAATGGCACGCCATCAGCTGTCGCCGTTTCGCCTCCGCCGCTTGGCTCAAATCATCCTTGGCAAAGGCCTCCGCCGCCTCGGCGGCGCCCTTGCGCTCGGCCGCAAGGTGGCGGTCGGAATCCGTCGCGCTGGACACTTTCAGCGCGCTGAACAGCCGGTAGACATTCCCCTCCACCTCGTAACGCGTCGTCGCCTCACCGCCCGAAAGCTTGCTCAGCGCATTCAGCTCCGCCAGCAGAAACGCGCGCCGCTTGTCCCCATGCAGCACCTTCAGCGCCTCTTCTTCCAATTGGCCGTCCAGCAAAAGATCGCCATGACGCTCAACCATCGTCCGCTCGGTCAGAAGCTCGATGGCAAGTTCGATAGGACGCGCCCGCACCAGCGCCTGCAGAAACGTCCGGCCACTGTCAAACCCATACATGCCGGCGGCAATGTCAGGGTGAATGCCGTCACGTCCGGCAAAGGCATGGGCATGGTCCAGCTCGTCCTCGCCTCCATCCGCCTTGGAAGAAAGAGGCTTCAACCCAAAGTCCCGCTCCAGAATATCCCGGTCGAGCTTCATCCGCCCCACCGGCTTGCCATCGAAATCGGTGCCGAAGCGCAATGCCTGAATGGCCTGGTAGATCGGCACGGCCTGCAAGGTCCGCGTCGATATCGCCCTCACCGTCTCGCGCTCCTTGCGATACCAATCCTGGCGCGCGAGAAAGATCGGCTTCATCACCTGACGCCGCAGTTTTTGATGCGCCTCATCATCCGCAGCTTCATGAAGCCGACGCAAGCGTCGGTGCTCATCCGCGGAAACCCCCACCGTTTTCCCACCCGTAAACAACATGCCCGCAGACATATCATCGCGCGCCTCTTCGATTGCCGCATGTGTTGCCAGCATCCGCAAAAGCACATCGCGAATATCGGGCGAAAGCGTCAAATCAAGACCGCGCAATGCTTCATAGACATGCAGAAGCCACTCGGCGAAATGCTCGAAAACAGTGCGAAGAGCCACCGAAGGCGTCTCACCCTCCAGCAGATACACCTCGAAGGCCTGGGCAAACTGCGCGTGGATCGCGCTTTCGCCAGCACCAGAAACCTCCCGCCCCCAGTCGCGCAGGGTCTCACCCATCTCCCGCACATCGGAATCCGTCCGGCCAATTTCAGGAAGCGTTTCCAAAAAATACCGGCTCGTCCCGCGAAGAAAGGCGGAAAGCTCAGCACTCTCAAAAAGCCGAATGAGGGATGGGTTTTTATCGGGTTCAACAATATCCATCGAATCCCTCCTTGGATTTATCGTCCGTTACGGTTCAGCGTTTTTCGACGGTCTGACCAAGGCGTCTCTGTCGGAATTGCGGGACCTTGCCTGTTGAAAATCTCAGGTGAAGGACTGGGCGATTCCAGCCGGCCGGCAGGTGCGGTGGATGACTGCAGCATTGCCTTGAACCTTTCCGTGGCGATGTCGCCATTGGAAGCCGTCCGTGGCGGTATCGAGACCGGAGAAGCCCCAGACCGATCAATCCTCGACGACGTATCATTCCCGCCGGCAGCGGGAACGGTAGCACCGGAGCTGTTCGTACCACCCTGCCCATCGGCCGGCGCGACAGCAGCTTGCCCCGAAGCCCCATTGCCCGCAGGAGGCTGCTTTTGGTTACCCGAGGAAGCGCCGGCAGGCGGATTGTCTCGCGAATAGTCTTCACGCGTTTGACCGGTCTTGGCAGATCTCACGCCGCGCGTTGCATCCAGCGCCACAGCCTGAGACTGCGCCGGAGTGACACTGGAAGCCTGCTGAGGCTGGATGTCCTGCTGACGTTCCTGTTCAGAAATAATTTTGTTTTTTTCCTGGGCAATCCGCGCTGCCTCTAATTCACCATTGGTTTGGGTAGAAGGCTCGCTGTGCTTCAACTTCAAGTTTCGGATTTCAGCAGGGGTCTTGGCCTTTGGATCGAAGCGCCCGTAGTCGTAAAACAAGGGTGCAATCTCGGTCCCTGCAATATCTGTCGTGTAGGTACTCGTGCGTACTCCGACGTCGCCACCCGTTACCCGCGCAACGTCAACCTGCGCTTTTCCAATGCCTGGCAGGTTTTCAAGTTGTACCTTGCCTGCAAACCTTCGATTAAACGCATCGAAGGGGCTAACGGGTATGTAGATTGTCTCCATAGGGCCCCCTCGTGTGATGGCATCAACGTGGTCCCTATATGTAGTGGAGCTCCGAGCACGTAGCTTTGATTCTGAAGCCCGCTGCCCGATATCTTCAATCATTGTACTTGATATTACTGGCTTCGGCACCTCATCGGCACCGTCCGGGAGACCGAAGAGTTTCTTGGTACTCTCTCCAAGAGCGTGCTGACCGGCACCGGTAAAAAATGCTTCCACTGTTCCGTCTGCTAGGGATCGCTGAGGGTCGGAGAGGTTTTGCGCTATATAGTTTTCCCCTACCTTTTTTAGAGCTTCCTTTGTGCCCTCGACAACCATTTCAGGGAGTAACTCCCCCGCTCGCTTTCCCAGTATCTTTTCTAAAAAAGCGAATTTTAGTTTCTTATCGCCCGGAATAAAATCGAGGCCTTCCAGTACAACACCTCCAATGGCTGCCTTGCTCTGGTCATTTTCATTCCCACCGCGCTCTTTCTCGTCTCTAGTTTGTTCTCCAGCACTCTTGAGCGTGTTGATAACCTTCGCACCTTTAGGCCCAACTAGCCTGTAGATTATGGCCTCAAAAGCCACTTCGCCAATCACGTCACCGACCTTTTGGCCAATGCCATCTTTCAGACCCGGATAGGCGGGAAAAAGCTCGTCGCCGAAATCCTGTACGTGTTCACCGGCGAACTGCAAATTGTTTGACGCCCATTCGATACCGCCCACAGGATCGTTTTCCGCTTCTAGACGACGCGCGCGGAAAAACTCGTATACTTGGTCTTCGGTCTGATAGCCGGAGAGTACATTGGAGAGAACGTACTGTGCCCAAGTGTCCTTGATCTGCCCTTGCTTCGGGATGTCAGCGCGCAACTTCGCGACATCCTCTGGCGACATGCTCTTGGCATGTGCAATTCGGACCACAATCTCCGGTGGCTCCCATACAGGCGGATGCATCAACTGTCCCGCCCCATTCAGTACCGCCCCAACCTGGGAGATTACTTTACCGGTCGGCCTTTTGACGGCTTCCCCCAGGTTACCGACAGTGTACTCGAGCCAGGTGAGGTTTTCGACATCGTCCCACGCAAGTCTGATGTTGTCCGAATTCTTAAGCCACTGTGCAGTACGGGGCGAACCTTTGAGCATCGCTTGGTTATGCGAACGTTGCAGCCGCTCTAGCAGCATGTCGCGACTGGCGGCTGCTACGTCGGCACTGATCCCGAAGGCGTTGCCAAGCTTCATGTCATTCGCGAAAACATCCGGATTGACCTGTTGGGCATTGTTCAGGATGAGGTTAGTAGTGTTGCCAACAGAATCTCGCTGGTATCTTTTCCATTCTAGGTACTCGTCAGGTGTTGGCATTGGTGCTCCATTAGGTGCGCTCAATCGCTGCCAGCAAGCATCGCTTCAAATTGATTAGGAAGAACTTGATCAAATCCGCGATTTTTCTTGTTCTCTGTCTGTTCATCTCACCAGCTGTATTTTAGTATCGCTGGGTGTCGAGTCGATTGTCGGCAGTGTCGTGAGACTCGGTGACGTTAAGGCTTTCCAATCATTCGTTTGGGGAACGGGGAAACAGGCATTTCAAGAAAATCACCTTCATCACACTCCTTTGCTCAGCCCTAGCTGGTTGCGGGATGACGTTGCCACTGAAGGGGCAGACAGCAAGCGGCGCCGAAACTTTCTCCGGAAAGGCAACCGGATATGTGGACGGGGCAGGCACCATAGAATTGACCAGCAGCAAAGGCAGGAAATGCACTGGCACATTTGTCTACGTTACCAAGCGCAACGGAGAAGGGACCTTCACCTGCCAGGACGGCAAGAGTGGGGACTTCAAGTTTGTCTCCACCGGCTTGCGCGGTACCGGTTCGGGAACAATCGCTGGTGAACTGTTTACTTTCACCTTTGGATAGCTATCTGCGGTTAAAAAGAAATGGTGTGTCCAGCTGAATGCATATCAGCCGGATACCCGCGTCGAGATCAGGAGCGATCACTCTATCGTTGCGCTGCCACCGATCCTAAGCTTGTGACCAAAGGACATAGAACGGCTATCGCGAAACGAACTTGATGTACTCCCTGACGATTTCCTCCTCCGTGGGCTCTGGAGGTCTAACGGACCCACTCGAAGGCATCCTCTCATAGCGGAGTTGGGAGCGAATCGTTTCGCGCACGTCGTGTGGGATGTCGTCGAAGGCAACACTTATTTCAAAGGTGGAATCTGCTTTTCGTCTATTGGCCTCAAACAAAAAATGTCCGTTGTCATTGTGGGTAAACCATCCAAAACCAGACTTCGTCGTGATGACTATTGGTACCAACAAGTGACTGATGATCTTGTCCATCTCGACGTAATCAGGTCTTCTACCATTGTTCTGGCTGCGAAATTCCTGAATCCTTACCTGCAATTCCTGTTGAAAAAAGAGGATCCTCTCATGCATTTCCCTACGTGCTTCGGCTTGCATATCTCTCGTCCCGCGGCGGGAAACGGCATCGATTGTTAATCCCGCTGCACTGAGTGCCTGCTTCGCCTGTTCATTGGCTTCCTTAAAAATGGTACCATCACGTTCAGCCTGGGCTTCATCGGCGAGAATGGCGTTTTTGCGATCCTGCAGTTCCTTCCAACTGCTGCGTGAAAGGCGGTTGATAAAATCCGGACTGGTCAGATCTAGCTTCGCGAAAGCCACGGGCTCAAGGCGGGAATAGGTCGACAGCTTACTGTAAATCACAGGATCGGTCTTGAGTTCGTCGGCCTTAGCTTCATACTCCATAAAAGCTAAAACCCTAGGTTCCCCTGCAGCAATCTTCAGTTCCACCGGAATCTGCGACAAGGGCGTCCCGTTCTGCATAAGCGTCCATATCCGGTCAGACGCTTTCTTGGCCTCCGCAATTTCGGCTTGCGATGCGCTGCTTATTTCCTTCGCTAGATGCCTCTGAGACGCTGCTCTCAGGTCCGCATCTGCGATCTGGTTGATACGACTGATAGCTTCCGCCTCGGAGATCATGGAAGTGCGCGCAGCAACCCCGTCGTAGGCCGAAACAATCACGCTGCCTTCACGCCCAAACAGTGCCGGATCCGTGGATACTCCCAGAGAAAACGGAAAGCGCAGATGATACTTCTCCGCATTATCGTGAAGCCAGTCGAGAACCTGAGCCGGAGCCTGATCCAGCGGCCGCCCCTCATAGGTCAACTGGATGCTTCGCCCACTTGAAACGGAAGACGCTGAGGCAGCAGAGGCGCGTGATGTCGGGTCTACAAAGCTCACCCCCAATCCCTTGCGAATGTCCTCTGGCGCATCCTCGATTAAGGCCTTGGTGTTTTCGGCAAGGGCATTGTCAAGCGGAAGCGCGTCACCGGGTCGATCGGGCTTTGCCGAGATTGAAACGAGAAATGCTTTCGCCCGCGTTGGTCCGCCGCGTTGCGGTTCTTCCTCCGCCGCACCGTTCACGCCACTTGCGGATGCCTGGCCGGGCTCAGCTTTCGCATCCCCAACCCCGTCAGGGTTGCTGCTATTCCTGTCCGTTCCGACGACCGTATCCTTGCCGGCACCAGCGGTTGGATTCTGAGCGGCATTGGCACCGCCTCGCGTGCCAACATCCTTACCAGAACCAGTCTCAGCCTTGCCGGACGGAGCCTTATCCACAGCGCCCGTCACAACCTTGTCAACCGCACCGGCGGGGTTTCGTTTCTCGGATACGATCTCCGTGGCCATCTGTTTGCCCTTCTCGTCGATTGCCAAGGGCCTGATCTTGGTCTCCAGGTCCGCCCGCGCCTTCGGGTCCACCTGGGCACTGTTGGCCTTCAGATACTCCATCGCCGCGGTCGCCCCACCAGGCTTTCCGGCCATCGTCATGGCTACCCCGGTGTGAAGTCCCGTTATGAAGTCCATGGCCTTGGCCACTATCACCTCCGGCGTCCAGCCGTTCAGCTTACCGAGATTGTGGATTTCGGTGACGCCGGACGCCACCGCGGAATTGATCTGCTCGGGCTTGTTGTACCCTGCGATCGCCTGGTCCTTTGCAAGAGAAAGCCTGCCTTCAGCGGACTTGCCAACCCACTCCTTCTGCCCCTGAGCCTTGTGCTTGATGGCGGCTTCCAGGCTGGTCGTCACCACAGGAGCGACCATCGCCTCATATCGTCCCGCCGCCAGCGGATCTTTCGGCTCAAAGGTCTTTTGAAGCTTGGCAAGCGCCTCTTCATAGCCGGGATAGCCTTCGACAGCGCCTTGACCGCTTGTGTTGAGATAGCCATTTTCGCCATGCTCCAACGCAAGCTTTGCACGCTCGAAAGCGGTCTTGCTGTCCTTGGCGGTGGTGTCGGCCTGAAGGTCGCGCAGCTTGCTGGCAAACTCGGCCATCTTGCCGAGCCCTTCGCCAAGAGACTGCATGCCCTTGCCCACCTGCGCACCAAAATCATTCTCCGTCGCCTTCACCGTCAGTGGCTGCTGGAGGATCGGCCGCGGGACAACGCTGCCCTGATAAACAGGCACGGCAGCCTGGCGAAAATATTGTTTGACCGGAACCTCAGCCATGGCGCACTCCATAAAAAAGGCGCCCCGAAGAACGCCTGGCAACATCTAATCTCGTGATTTTGTCAGAGCAGGCCGCAGCCAATGGCCGAGCCGTCACTCGCGGCTGGAATGCGCATTCTCACCTGTGAGAACACACGCATGCCTGGAAGAAACGACTCGACAGCCCTTCCAACTCCTGCGCAAATATCCAGGTCTCAAACCAATACCGCACCCGAACAGCAGGCCCGCACATGAAACTGGCAACCGCCGCCCTTCTTCTGGCCTGTATGTCGTTTGCAGCTTCAGCAGAGGACGCGCCCTCGGACGGACCTGTTCCTTGGGGCGAATTCGCAGGCTGGCGGGTTCTCATGGACCCTAGCGTTGGCAACGCCTGTTACGTAGCGCATATCTACAATGCGGGCGTCTTCATAAGACTGGGACGCTTCCGCAATGAGACAGGCTCCGGAATTTATCTTTCGTTCAACAATCCCAAGTGGAAGTCGTTGGAGGACGAGAAGGAATACCCGGTCAGCGTCCAGTTCGGCAATCACGAACTTTGGGATGCAAAAGCGTCGGCATTGGTGAAGGATAATGATGTCACACGCGCACTTACGATCTCCACGGGTGATGAGAGTTTCCTTGAAGAGTTCAAGACGAGCGACACCACAAAGCTTTTCTATGAAGGCAAAGAGATCGCCAATCTCTCGCTAGACGGTGCTCCCAAGGCCGTGAGCGAGATGAACGCCTGCCAGAAGAAGACCGACGAAGTTTTGAATAAGCTGAAATCGAAGGCTGAAGACATCGATCCTTTCGCAAAAGACCCGTCCGTCAAAGCATCGGATGATCCTTTTAAGCTGTAACACCAGCTTTCGATGTCGCCCCGACGGGGGCGAGCATTTCCTCAACCAAAGCTCCAAGGTACCGATGCACTCAAATCTGGCCAGAAAAACCTTAAGCATCGCAGCCAGATCCGTGGCAGCACTGCTTGTTTGCCTCTCTCTCGCCGGCCCTGCATGGGCCGCCTCTTCCGGCGAAAACGATACCCCTGCACGAAGATTGAAGGGTTGGAACATCGGTGAATGGAGGGAGACCGGCGGTTGCTATTTTGAGGCACCCTTTGAAGGAGCATTGTTTTTGCGCGTGGTAACCTACGTTCAGGCGGAGCAGTCGGGATACATGTTTACGATCCACAGTAAAAACTGGACGTCAATCGAGAACCGTCAACACTATCCGATCATCGTCCAGCTCGGCGATCACAATCCTTGGGAATTCAATGCAATAGCGAGCGTGGCCAAACCGATCTATATGCTCGGCTCTCTGACCCGCAGCGAGAAATTTATGGATCAGCTCAAGAACAGCGACGTTCTTCGCATTTCTTACAACAACAAGATCGTTGCAAGGCTTGAACTGAAAGGCGTCTCGGGTGCCATGGCGGACGTACTCGAGTGCCAGAAATACATGCAGCCGTCGCTACCAAAGAGCAGCCAGTGATGTTTGAACCGCGATGGCTGCAAGCGCCAATTCTACTCCGAGCCCTGCAAATGGCAACAATCGCCGCCCTTGCATTCCAACCCGTCACGGCGCGGGCGGAAGCAACCCTTTGGGGATTCGTCGGTCATTGGTCCGTTTACACTGACGCAGTCGACACCCTTGGATGCTACGCCGAACGGACCTACAGGGATGCTACATTCCTGACCGTCGGCCTCTCCCGTCAGGCAGGAGATCACTATGTCTACCTCACTTTGGCAAACGCGAAATGGACGTTTCTTAAAGAGGACAAGGCCAACACGCTGCGCCTTAAGTTCGGTTCCAGTCCAACAATAAAGTTGAGCGCAAAGACGATCGTCGCAGGCGGGGTTCCGCAGATTTTGGCGATTATCGATAGGCTCGATTTTCTCGACGAATTCCAGAAGCACGACACCTTGCGCATCAATCTGGACGGCTCGGATGTTGCAACGCTCAAGCTCGATCGCGCCACGGATGCGTTTTCCGAAGTGCGAGACTGCCAGACGATGATGACGGAAGGCACCAAAAGGTCGTTGGAAGCGGGTAGCGATCCTTTCGCCAAAACGCCATTGGCCGAGCCACAAGATGATCCCTTCGCCAAGTCCTCATCCCAGACTTCGCCGGACGATCCTTTCGCCAAGCCGCCTGCATCAAGCGCATCTGACGACCCTTTCGCCAAAAAGCCATGAAGCGGTAACCATCTGACGCGACGCCGATATTCGCGCAATCTGGTCGACACCCTCAGCCCGAAAGTATTGAGCTGACGGGTGAGATCATCCTCTGCGCAACCTATCGGACGCAAGACGCTTCCAAGGCAAAACCACTCGACAGGCATTTCGACTCATGCACAAATGCGCAAATCTCACCACCTTGCCGATAGCCAAAATAAAGCAGGCCCTCACATGAAACAGGCAATCGCCGCCCTCCTCCTGGCCTGCATGCCTTTCGCCGCCGCCGCGCAGGACGCATCAAAGGTAAAAGACCCGATCCTTTGGGGCGAATTTGGCACTTGGACGGTTCAGATGGAACCGGACCTTGGTCATGCTTGTGTCGTCGCATCCGAGTTTGACACCGGTCATATTCTGGTTTTTGGGCGCTATTTCAAACCGGGTAAGCCCGGATTTTTCATTTCCTTTCAGAACGAGAAATGGAAGTCATTGGTGCATAAAAAAGTGTACTCCGTCAGTGTCGGCTTTGATGAGAAAGAAACCTGGGACACAGAGAGCGGAGCCTACGTCCAGGGATCTACCCGTAGACTTGCGATGAAAACAGTCGCGCGCGCTTTTTTTGATGAGTTCAAGTCCAGCAAGACCGTCAAGATGTTTTACGAGGACAAGGAGATCGCTCGACTTTCCCTGAGCGGCGTCGAAACGGCTGTAGAACAAATGGACGCCTGTCAGAAGACGACTGACGAACTCTTGAAAACCTCAAGAACAGACTCCGACACATCCGATCCCTCCGCCAGGAAACCGTCTTCACAAGATCCCTTTGAACCGTGATCAAGATAGCAGTAGCCTCCACGTGCAGTCGATGAACGCAATGGTCAAACAGAGCTCTCACAACCACATCCGGCAAAACAACCATCCAGCATGATCAGGCGAAAGACATGGACAGGCTCTTGAAACACACCCTCCTCGCCGCATGCCTTCTCTATGTGCCATTCAGCCCCAATGCCGCTCCTGTAGAATGGGGAACCTTTGGTAACTGGTCGGTGGCCGTGGAGCCCGATCGGAATTTTGGCTGCTATGTGGCGCTTCGCTCCAAGGGCGATACGATCCTGCATTTCGGCATGGATCTCGCAACGGAATTTCCAAGATTCTATTTTCTGTTGAGGAACGAGAAGTGGAAATCACTGGAAGACGAGAAGGTCTACCCGCTGCTCTTCACCTTCGATTCAAAGGCACCTTTGGAGGTGGACGCCATCGCATCGGTGAGCGAGACATTGCAAGACCTGAGCATCGGGAAGATGGGCGGCAAATTCATGCTGGAGGCTCAAAAAAGCACTCAGTTGCGCGTGACCTATGCTGAGAAGGAAGTCGCAAACTTTCAGCTCGAGGGAGCAACCCAGGCGGTTTACGAAATGCGCGCCTGCCAGGACGAGACTGAAAAAATGCTCCGCAAAAGCGCCGAAGATGCAAAGCAGCAAGACCCCTTCGCCAAGACGCCTTGACGGCTGAAGGGCTTCGAAAAGCCCCGACCAACGATGGGCGCTCATCACGTCCCCGATTTCGCCTTGAACAACGGACTATCGCCAAACGTCTTGCTCGCTCCGGTCAGCAGCGTGCCGAGCGCTTTCAGGTTGCCGCCCTTGCGGGTGTTCTTGGCGTTCGCCCGCGCAAGGCTCGCCTCCGCCCGACCATTGGCCGCCGCCACGTCGAAGTCATAGGCCTCGTTTGCGGCGTTGCGGCGAATGGTCAGCGCGTCGATCTCACCAAGCGTCGCGGTATCGACCAACAGATCGAGCGGGGAGCCGAATGTCAGGTCCACGCCATTTGCGGCCATGGCTGCCCTTTGCTGGCCGGTAATCTGCGCCGTCTCTTGGCGCTTCTTCTGCTCTTCCAGCTTGCCGCGGTCCAGCGCGTCACGCGCCCGCCTTTCGGAAAGCCGCACATTCATGTCCGTGACTTTCGCGTTATATTCGGATGCGGCGGCACTTGCCTCCGCTTCCTGTTTTGCGCCGGCCGCACCAATCACGGTCGAGGCGGCGCCAAGGATCAGACCAAAATCACACATGCCTCAAGCCTTCATCTCAAAAATACGAAAAGGGCGCTGCTCATAGCCAAAAGGCTGCGGATCGGAAAGCGTAAAGCCCAGCCATTGCAGCCACCGTTTGGAAACCACATTCCGGTCATCAACGACATTCTGCAGCAGCGTGTAGCGCTGCCGCATCTCGGCCACCCAGTGGAGAGAGCCACGCAGAAAATCGCGCGCATGCCGCTCCAGCGCATCGGTCCCCAGCAGCCACGGCGCACCGGTCCGGGTCAGAATATTCGTCGTGCCGCAGCCGAACATCAGCTCCGGCACATCGTCAAACAACACGGTATGGGCAAAGTCGGACCGCTCCAGCGAGTGCAAAAGCGCAGAGGCCGGTCCGCGCCCGACGGCGGCGAACACCTCCTCGCGGTCCGCCTCACGCATCCGCGGCGCAATCACATCCACATGGTCGACGCTCGCCTCGATCACCCGAACCGTCACGCTGCCACTCTGAGATCCGGCATGATGGCCAGAATCGTCATCGGCAGCGGATCGAACTGCTTGATGATCATCGTCCCACCCTTCGTCCAGTCCGCCGTCGGCGTCAGTTCCACATCGCCGGTCGCAAGGCGGATCGCCTCGCTCCAGTTCTCGAACTCGCGCTGCTTCAGCTCCACCAGCGCATCCTCGGCAGGCCCGGCCCAGATGCCGCGGGTCTTTTCCACTCGCAGCGTGATATTGGCGATCGCCTTGTTCCTCGCCTGCACCGTGCCAAGCTCGCCCACATTGCCAAGATCGACATCGAGCGTCCTCAACTCCGCCTCGTAAGGCAGGCCCACATGCACTTTTGAGGCGGCAATCGGCAGCGTCACCGTGCCATTCGTCACCACCAGATCGCGCACCACATTGCCATCCGCCAGCGCCACCAGCACCTTGCCCTCCAGGTGGTGAAGCCCGCGCATCGTCTTCGTCGGCGCGCCCTCATAGGAAAGCCCGCTATCGACGAAGAACGCATCTTCGGACATCGCAAAGAGGCGCGAATGCATGCGCTCGATGTAACGCTGCGACTTGCCATCCACCGTGCGGCGAATGACGAAATAGACCGCGTCCTCGTCGCCCTCGGCCACCACATTCACCGCCTCGAACTCACCATCCGTCTCATGCCGCGTCCAGGCCCACACCTCATGCTCACGCATATAGGTCAGGCTCACGCATTGCCCATTGTCCAGCACCACCCAGACGATCGAATAGGGCGACTGCGCAAAAGCCCAGGACACAACCTGCCGGCCTTCAAACAGATGGCGCGACATGATCGTCAGATCCTGGCCAGTAAAATTGTCGTTGGAAAATTCATAGGAATAGTCGCGAATAACCCCGCCCCGCGCCAGCGCAAACAGCATCACGTCGCCGACCGCAATCGGCTGCAACCAGGATGAGCCACGGTTGCTCTGCTTCTTCACCACCATATTGGTCGGCGTCATGATCTCTTCACCGCTGCCGGCCACGTTGAACTCGTTCGCCGTGGTGAAGACCGCCATGCCGCGAGACTCGCTGATCGCGCGGATCTGGTTCTTCTCCTTGGAACGGATGCGCAAGGTGATGGCGTCGCTTGCCTTTACCGGCGAGGCCGCGCCGAAATTCTCATAATTGGCAGATTGCCCGAGCCAAAGCCCCGCCGGCACATTCGCCGTGCCGCCCATGGCAAGCCGCTGTTCGTAGAAATTCACGCAAGCCGGATAATTGCCGACACTGTCAAACGGGTTGTATCCCTCCTGCGGGCCGCTCGCCAGATCCGGCGTGATGTTCTCGTCGGTAAAGCTCGTCGTCTCGGTCTTGCCCACATAGCCATAGCGGCCATTGTCCAGCCGGTAGACCACATAGCTTCCCGCCCCCGGCGTCGCTGTCCAGAACAGCGCATTGCGGTTGCCGCGATAGACCATGTCGTTGCGCAGCGTCGCAGGCTCGGAGGGCAGGCTTTCTTCTCCCGTCTCATCGGAGATGGCCGCCACCACATATTTCATCTCCTTGCCGTAGACGATCGCACCCGTCACGCCCGTCGGCACCGGCGGCGCGCCCGCGGCAGAGCTTGCCGGAGGTTGCTTGCCGCTGCCGCTGTTTTCCGTCTGGCCGAATTCTGCTTCGAGAACCGGCGTCTCCGCCAGCAAGCCGTCGCCGCTATCGGTGCGGTAGACCCTGTAGAGGCTGGCACCCGTCGCGGCGTTCCAAGTCAGCCGAATACGACGGCCATCCTCGTTCTCATACTGCACGTTGACCGTCACCGTGGCAGAGGGTGCGCTCTCCGCGCCCGAGGCGCTGACCGATGTAATCCGATAGGACACGTTTGCGGTTGCCCCACCTTTCCTCTTGAACACCGCATTGCCAGTCACCCCCGTCGGCTTGGCAATCTGCGGCACGAAGGTCAGCGGCGAAAACAGCCAGTTGGCGTCGCCAAGCCTGGAAAGCTTCATCGGCGGATGTGCCTGATGCGTCAGATACATCACGTCGTTTTCCTGGGCGAAAACCACACGCCGCAACTCGTCCGCCGTATAGGGCGAGGCAATCTCGTAGACGCGCCGCGCCGTGCCGCCACCCGCATAGGCCGGCGTGCCAAGCGTCGAGAGAGCCACACCCAGCAAATCCTCCAGCTGATACGTATTGGCCGTCACATTGCGGATAATGAAATTGCGGTTGTTCAGCGCACTCATGCCAGCCACGCCGGACAGGAACACTTCGTCCCCATTCGCAAAGCCATGCGCTGCGGACGTCACCACGCCATTTGCGGCAATGGAAATACCGGTGATCGCCTTTGCCGTCTCCAGCACCGGGCTCCCGGCGCGATAGACGCGCATCTTCAGATGGGAGAACTCCAGATTATAGGTCTGGTCCGTCTCCGCATCGAAGATGAAGGGGAGCAGAATGGCAAAGCCCGAACCCCGCGTCCGGCCGATAAATTCCAGCCCGCTGCGGTTGGACGCTCCGCCATGCGGGTGAATGAAAATGTTCTTCGCCACCTTGAGACCGGACCGATATTTATCCACATCGACCCGCGCCCACAGCGCCGGGCTCAACTCGCCGGAGGTAAAGGCCGGCTGCATCACGCGCAAAATCGCCATCGCCTTAACCCCGTGCCGTCATCAGCGTGGAACTGTCGGTCCAGCTCGATCGATTTTCATCCGCATCCGCCTCCTTCGCCGCCTCGAAAGACGAGGCCGCAATCTGGTAGGCATCCTTGCGGGTGGATTGGTCGGAGGTCAGCGGAATGGCGATCTTAGCCGAAAGCGCCCAGCTCAACGCCTCTTCGAAAAGCGGCGGATAACGCGCCGGGTCATCGAACTGCCGCACGAATTCCAGCTTCGCCGGAGACTGATCGCAAAAGATCAGCCCTTCGGTTGCATGATAGGCGACGTCATCGCTATCGCCTGGCAAAAGCACGGCCGGCACGATGCGCAGCGGCTTCAGACAATTCTGCGGCCGCGCATAGGCGTGGCGCCAACGCTCAGGGCGCGGATTGGCCACCTCCGCCAGATCGACCATGGTCTTAGCAAATTCCCATTCATAGGATTGCAGCAACCGGTCGCGCGTCAGCGCATAGTGAAGCTTGCAGGTGCGCGCCTCGGTCGATGGCTCGTCTATGTCGGAAATGGTCTTCTTGCCGATATTGGACAGCGCAATGTTGCAGATGCTGGTAACGGATGACATTCGCTTCTCCAAAATAGAAAACCCGGCTCTGGATTGAGCCGGGTTCATGATGCGGTATGCAGCATTCACTTTGGGTCATCCTCGGGCTTGACCCGAGGACCCATCTTTCAATGGCTTACGGAGGCAGGCCAGTGCTTCAACTGACCGCGACCCTCACCCCTGGCTCGCCTTGTCCTCAAGTGCGGCGATAATCTCCGCCTTGGTCGAAGGCGTCGCCTCGCCCAGAAGCTTGCGCGCGGCCGCCTTGAAGGTCATGAACTCGACGCCCGGATCGCTCGCCATCTTCACCACATCCGCCGCGGTCTTCTCGGCGGAAGCAACCGGCGCATTGCGCATCAGCCGCTCGATCTCGGCGTTCTTTTCGGCAATCTCGGCGCGCAGAGCCTCGATCTCGACGTTGTCGACACGGGACGTCTCGGTCCCATGGCGCTGTGCTTCCGCCCGTTTGCGCGCCGCCGCCTGACGCGCCAGCGCTTCTTCCGGCGAAATCTCGGTCATCCAGAAGGCGGAGAAATGGCTCTCGGTCGCAATCTCGAAAACCTCGCCCTCTTCGCGAAAATGCCCGTAGACACCGGCCCGGGTCGCCATCACGGTCTTAGTCATAATTGTTGTCCTCCGAGGCGGCCACCACACCGGCGGTGATCCTGCCCGCCGTCAGCGGACCGGTGGCGACCGTATAGGCAAGACGGGCAAAGCGCTCGTCGGCACCGCGCGGAAAGAACTCCAGTGGAAACACATAGCCGGCCACAAGGGCCGCCTTGGGGATCGCGCCGGAGGTCCAGGCCACACGCGGCGAGGAGAAGGCCTCATTGTCGTCGGTCTGCAGATCGACGGTCAGCGTCGCCGCACCGGCGGCAAGCGCCGTTTCCACCATCTGCAGGCGAAGGTCGACCTTCTTGCCGCGGCCAAGATCCTTGCGGATCGCAGCAGCTGCACCCACGGGTTTGCCCGAAGCGCCGAAGTCGATGACATTGGTGGATACGGTCGAGGCGGTGATCGCCTGCGCATCCGAGAAGAGATTCTGTGCGTCAAAAATCATGGAGTGTCACCTGTTCCAGACCGTCCTCAGACGATCTGCCCTTCTGTTTCGAGAATATTGTCGTCGCGGCGGATCGGATGCCCAAGGAAGGAGACGATCGGCTTGCCCTGGCTCTGGTCGAGCGTCAGGTTCACATTGGTGCGGTTCATTGCCTGCTTGTGCAGGAAGGTCTGCACCGTCTTGCTGGCATAGATCACCGTCTTGCCGTTCGGCTGGTTCGGGTTCTGCAGCGCGTAATAGCCGTCGATCATCAGGTTGATGAGATCGGCACCGCCGGCCGTGGGGTTGGCGCGCAGATCGGAAATATCGATATTGGCAATACGCGCCACACCGCGCCAGTCGCGCACCGAAAGGCCGATATCCTGCTGGAATTTCTCGCGGTACACATCGTAGAGAGAGCCGTCGGGCAGTTCCTTGGTGGTCTTGCCCTTGTCCTCGCGCTGCAGACCGGCCTTCGATCCTTCCGGATAAAGCAGGTGAACGGAATCCTCACCCCAGGTCACGAACCAGATGGAGGTGTTGTCCGAGCCCGTGCCGCCGGCATCGACGATCTGGCGGCCATTGGCGGCGGATTTGGAATTGAAGCGGGCATGCAGGCCGGTAAAGCGCTCCGGGTTCACGTCGATATCGCCGTAATAGACGGTCGAGCCCAGCATGTTCGCCATGCCCGCAATATGGGCCTTGGCTTCATTGAGCCGGAAGCGCGCCGGATTCTTGGCGATTTCGACCAGCTTGGCGTCGACTTCGGACCAGTCTTCCAGCATGCCGGTCGCGTCCTTCACCTGCGCCGTCGTGCCCTTGGTCGGCAGAACGCCCTTGTAGAGCTTGCGCCAGGTGGGAACGGGAAGGCCGGTGCGCACGGTCGTCAGATGCGACGAGCCCATGTTGCATTCGAAGATCGGCGCGTCTTCATACATCGCGTTGAACTGCACCAGCATGTCGATGATGGTGGAAATGTCGTCGCCCCAGCCTTGCTTCTTCAGGTCGGAAAGGGTGGGATACATATTGCCGATAGTGGCCATGTGTTAACCTCGTGTCGTTGATGTTGTCGCTCCGTACATCGCCTGTTCGGGCGAGGTCGGAGGGGCTGCTGCGGTTTCCGACGATGCGGGCTTGTCATCACTGAGAGCGTTGCCGACACGGGCCAATAGCCGGAAAAGTCCGGGATGGTTGCCAATCCCGATTTCGACGAGATCGCGGCGGAGAGCATCGTCTCCGAACGTCGCGATCACGCGGTTTGCGTTGTTGAGGCTGGTCGAGAGGTTGTCGCCGCCAAAGTCCCGGTCGGCGCGAATTTCCTGCTGCCAGTCGGAGGTAATCTTCTGGTGGCGCTCGCTCAGCGCGTCATATTCAAGCTTGCGCTGCTCGGCGATCACGCCGGCCAGACGGCTCGCCTGGCCGTTCGTCAGGCCAAGCTCCTTCATCACCGGAGAGGCGCGGTCCAGCAGCGCCCGGTCGAGTTCGATACCGCCATCGAGCTTGATGTCGTATTGACCATTTTCGGGCACCAGATCGGCGGCGTCGCCCGGCTCGGGAGAAAGGTTCCCACCCTCCCCTTCGCCACCCTCTCGCCCGGCCCCATTCTGGCCGGCGACAAGCTTCTCGGCCGCGCCGTTTAGAAGCGGCGCATCGTCATTGGCGTTGGCATTGTCGCTGCCGCCGCTATCCGGGCTCACGCCCCAATCGGTATGGCCTTCCGGCGCAAAGGTGGCGCTATTCATCCACTGTCTCAGCATGCTCTTCCCTCTTGCGCTTTTCCGCGCGTCTGTGTGCCTCGATCATCATCTCGGCATAGGCGGTGGGTTTGATCTGGTTCAGCTGGTCGATGATGGTGACGCCGATGATCCGGCGACCGATGTGAATGCCGGTCTCGCCATTCACCACATGCGGCGCGCCATAGACGTTGCACTGGCAAAGCACCCACCAGAGAAATTCGCGCGCACGCGGCTCCGCAAGCACGAACTCGGTTGCGAGATCGAGCGCCTGTTCCTGCATTGTTTTGGCTGTCATCCGGCAATTCCAAGCTTACGCAGCAGTTCCACCGGCCCGCCATTATCGTCGGTGGCGGAAAGCGCCTGTGCCGCCTGCGCACCATCCTTCAGTGCCGGCGCCAGCCTGGCGGCGGCTTCCGTCGCCTGCGCCGCCTGTTGCTGTTGCACCCGCTCGTCGCGGATCGCCTTCACCTTGTCGTCGGAACGCACGATGGTGGACACCACACCGATCGCATCGCCATATTCATCGATCGCCTGGTCGACATCGAGCTTGTCCACCGCGTCAGGTCGCGCACCGGCAAGATTGCCAACGAAACTCACCATCCGCTCGATAGAGCCGGTCGAAACTGCAAGCTGCGCCTGGTAGAGCGTCGAGATATTGTCGACATTCAGCTCCTCGCCCTGCAGATCCTGCGGCGCGTCCGGCAACTCGTCGTCATCGTCCAGCTGGTAGAACACCCAGTCGGCCAAGGGCTGGATCAGTTCGTGATGCTGTCGCTCCACCGTCGGTCCAAGCTGCTGAAGCTGCTCTTCCTTGCGCTGCGTCAGCTCGAACTGGTTGCGCGGCTGAACCCCCTCCATCGTGCTGATCGCCATGAAGAGATCGGCATAAAAGGCCCGGTCCACCCGGCGTTTCGCCTCGTCGATATCGGCGGCGAGATCCCCCAGCGGCACATTTACCTCGAAGGCGCGGCGATAGGCGGCCGTTCCGACACTCTGCTCGTCAACGAAAGTCACGGTCCCGGGCAGCGAGGAATTGCGCTTGTTGCGAAGCGAGGTCGGCGCCACCAGCGGCGGGCGTACCTGGTGCTCGATGCCCATGCCCTTCCAGCGCTGCTCGGTCTGCAACATCTTCACATCCGGCAGCGCATCCATGCCGGGGCACGTGGCGGCATAGACATCTTCACCCACCACATCCCAGCGCGGCGCAATCAGCGGATTGCGATCGAAGCCGCTCACTTCCAGCATCTTGTCGCGGTCCTGGCCCGCTTCCCAATAATTGGACATGAAGGGCTTGTTTGCTCTGGTCGGGCGGGCAGGATCGCGGGCGGAACGCGGCTCGATGGCGTTGAACACCTCCACCACCTCGTCGTAATTGCCCCGGTCCCAGAGGTTCTTGATGATGGAGGACACGTTCGACCAGTCCATATCGCGGGAATTGGGCTTTGCCACCCAGCGCCCGACGATCTGCTCCACCGTCATCCACACGCGCCGATAACAGGTATCCACCCGCATGCCATACTGGCTCTGCGCCAACCAATATTGCCCGACAGGCGGCAAGATGCCGTGCAGGCGGCGCCCGGCGCGCGTCAGGATCAGGCAGAACTGCCCGAACAGAAGCTCGTCGCCATAACCGGAATGAAGACAATTATATATATTCGAGACGGCCAGCCGCTCACGCGCCCGGCGTGTCGCCTCATAAAGGTAGTCTTTGACAGGGCCGAACTCGCGCAGATCCTTGTCGGTGATGCTGTAGCGCATCCAGGGCCGCGTGGGAGACGTCAGCCCCGCCTGCATGCCCGATTGCGCCACGCGATGGGCAAGCTTCGGCGAATTGTCGATGATCTTCTTGTTGCCGTTGATCCCCTTCGGGTCACGGGCATCCCCCTTGCGGTAGCGGCCGGGAACGATGAAATCGTTCAGCTCCTGCCACTGCGCCTCATAGGGGTTGCGCTCCTTCTGCAACGCCTTCAGGCGCCGCTCATGCCGTTCGCGGATCGTATCGGCCATATCAGCCTCCCAACAGGTTTTTCTTGCCGCTCGTATCCAGCGCGCCGACGCCCTGAACCCCGGTCAACATCGTGGACGTCGCCGCCCGCAACCGATCCCGCGTCCGTCGGCCCGCACCATTCACCGTCTGACTGTCCGGCTCGCGCTGCGCCGCATACTCGATCGGCAACTTAGGATCCTCCGGCTTCGCCACCTTGGGAGACTTGAAAACACACATCGCAAAACCTCGAATTGAAGACAGACAAAGCCAGCCCGCACCGCAGGCCGTTCGGCTTAAATTTCATGGAAACAATCACTTGGGGCAGAGCACCCACCCTGCGTCATCCTCCGGCTTGACCCGAGGACCCACCGGCATCGCAACAGACGCAACGTTCCGGATTGCGGAGGACTACTCCCCAACTACCCTCATCCCTGTGCTCGTCACAGGGATCCAGTCAGACCAAGTCCTTGGTCTGGAAAAGCTCTTTCGCCACGCAGACGCGCGGCGGCTAGATTCCTGTGACATCCTCGGACTTGATCCGGGGAGCAGGAATGAGGGAGGGAAGGACCTTCGCCAAAATAAGGCAAGCAGACGACATCACAGAAACGACGCAACACGCCCGCGCATCACAATACGCACACCCCTCACCCAAACGGATTATACCCATCCCCATCACCACCACCATACCCGGTCTCCCGGCTATGATTATACCGCTCGTCCCCCCGCTCCTTAGGCACGACAGGCCGGGCAAACGTCAGTCCAAGCGCATCCGCACGGTTGGGAGAAGGAAGCCCCCGCGCCTTCATGTCTTCCTTGCTCTCGATCTGCAGCTTGCCATCCACGCGGGCCACAAGCTCAGGGCCGATCAGGTCGTGGTAAAGAATGTCGTCGCGCGCATCGAGCGCGCCGCCCTGTTTCAGCCAGTCGCGCATGCCCTTCCACATTTCGGCACGCTTGTTGAGACAGCCGCGGTCGATGCTCTTTTCGGCAAAGCTGACGAGCTGCCAGGTGCGCCCCAGCGTCACGCCGGCGGAATAGATGCCGGTACCATGACCAAGGTCGATGAACACCGCATCGGCCTGCAATTCATCCTCGAAGCGCGCCACATGGTTTGCCACCAGAATGTCGTTGTCGTTCTTCGGCATGGTCATCAAAAGTCGGGCATAGAGCCCCTGGCGCAGATAGATCACCAGTTCGTCGTCGCCGGTCCAGGCCGGATCGACGCCGATGATCTTCGGCGCAAAATCATATTGCTCCTTGCGCAGATGCACCTTCTGGGCAGCATCCACATCCTCGGTGGAGATGAACTGCTTTGCCGATGTCGATGGAAACATGCCACGCACTCGCACCTTGACGAAATCGCTGTCCTCGCCGTAGTCGCTGACCCATTCGGCAAGTTTCTTCTTGTTGGTGCCGGGCACCATGCGGCTGTCGATCTGCCGCCTGATCCAGCGCCGGCGATGACGACGAAAACACTCGCGAAACCGCCCGGTATTCTGCGTCGGATTGCCGAACACGATCCAGATGATGATGGTGTTTTCGTCGGTCAGCGCGCCTTCGGCCACTTCCCAGACACTGTCGGTAATCTTCGACGCCTCGTCGAACATCAGAACGATGATCCGGTCCTTATTGTGCAGACCGGCAAAAGCCTCGGTATTGTTGGCAGACCAGGCCACGAAATCCAGCCGCCACAGATCGGCATGGCCCCGATCGCGCGACTTGATCGACATCGCCTGCGTCTCGAACCAATGGCTGGTGATCGAAGAGCGGAACCATTTGCCCACTTCCGGCGATGTCTTGGTGCGCAGCTGCGTCTCGGTATTGGCGGTCACCACGATCTTGCAATCGGCGAAACAGGACATGGCCCAGTTGGCCATCATCCCCATCTGCGCCGATTTGCCGATCCCGTGGCCGCTCGCCACCGCAATCTGCAAAGGCTGATAGCGGTTCTCGCTGTTCAGATGCTGTCGGATTTCATCATTGATATCCGCCTGCCAATCCCGCGGCCCCGCGATACCGTCAAGCTCGCCCTCACCCCAGTCCCAGGCAAACCGCGCCCAGGCCTGCGGATCATACTGAAACCGCGCCGCCGCCTCGATAATCTCTGCATCGAGATCGGCATCCACACGGCCCTTGCTCGCCTGCTTGGCATTGCCCATGAACGATCTCCCGGCAAAGCCTGCACTGTCTGGAATTGAATGCCACACGCGGCGCGCGCTCGCCCGATTGGAGCGGGTCGCGATCTTTCCGATCACACGGCGCAAATAATCCGCTACAGCATCGCCTAGATTCAAAAAAGGCAAAGCGTCCTTTGTGCGTCCGATAGGACGCCCGGCGGTTTAGCTGGATACACAGTCATTCAGCCGGACACTCTGTCACTTATCACTTCCGCACGACGTTGCGATGAGGTCAAACCACTCCTCCTCCGTCATCCTCGGGCTCGACCCGAGGATCCATGAGCCGCACTCTTAAGCGCGTGAAAAGATGGATCCTCGCCTCAAGGGCGAGGATGGCTCCGTTTTCCGCCTTTGACCAAAGGGCTGTCGTTCCCAGTTCCGACCTGGCGTCACGGCGCCAGAAAATCAGATGCATCACGTATCGAAGTCACGCACGAAGCAGCTTGAAGTATACGCCCCGCCAAAACCCCGACAGACCGGTGCCGTCAAATCAACAGCGACAACAAAACCCGTCAGTCCAAAACCCGCGCCTTGGCCCGCGCCAACCTTTCGGCCAGCGATCCACTGACTTCAACCTCGACTTTCTCCCGAAAAGCCTGCACATCGATATGCTTGCCGATCAGTTCCAGCCGCTTGATCCGGTCGCTGAGCTTCACCTGAGACACCCGCCCGATCGCCTCGCGGCTCTCGCCGCGCCCTTCGAACAATTCCTTGACCTCAACCGCCGCCACCAGCCCCTGCCGCCAGATCAACGGCCACTGATCGACCGGCTTCAGCCCGCCATTCTCATCATAAAGATCGGCAATATCCGCCAGCGCTTCTTCGGCCAGCCGCGACAGCAACCAGTCCGCATGGATCTGCGTGCGCTTCGAGCGCTGTTCTTTTGCCGTGTCGATCGCGTCTCTGACGGCCGTATTACGCATAAGCTTCCACGCTATCTGGACGGGGTACGAACGGCTGTACCCTGCCCGGATCGCAGCCTTGGGAGCATTCAGGTCGACCAGATATTCCTCAACGAAGACCTGCTGCCTCGCGCTTAGGGGCCGTGGTGATGTCATGGAATGTCTCTCAGAGTGTGGGGGGGGCGCATCGCTGCGTATCGAAGCGTGAATATTGAAGCTGCGATGACTGACGCAGTCGCGGACAGCAGTAAGGCCGGATCAACGAGTTAAAAACGCGACGTTGAAATGAATACGGGACCACAAGGTAATCTGAGGTAAAAGCCGTGCGTCGATAGGCATAGCCCAAAAGCGCAAAAAGCGACCCGAAGGCCGCTCCCAAATACAATTCTTCGAATATGAAGACATGTCACTTATCGCTGTTTCGGGAAGAAAAGTCAAACGATAAAATCGCTCCGTGCTCAAAAAAATATAAAAGCCAATTTCCGTCCTGTTCTGTCCGCCATTGGCGGTCCTTGATCAACGGCCCGAAGAGCGAAGCGACTTGGTCAATCGCGCGAAGAGCCGCCCGCACGCCGCGCCGCTTTGGCCCGGTTGACAGAGTATTTCTACCAATGCGACCTTGGGGCGCGGGGGGATACCATGACGACACTCAGGGTCTATGACCTCAACCAACACGTTCTTGCCCTTGATCTCAGAGACTTGCTGCGGCTCTTAGCACCCCGTTCTTTGGAAGGACGCTGGGTCGTCTCGACAGTCAAGTCGTCCATATCGGGGGACGAGTGGTTTGAGGCTACCGGTGAAGGGGGCGAACAGCTTGAGCGTTTGGCGCAGGACGATGTCCAGCTTTCGGGCTTTGATTTGGCCGCCTTAGCTGAGAAGACCCTGCAAGTTATCTGGGGAGAGTTTGTCGGCTTGGAACCCACCCGTTCAGACAAACGGTGGGTGATCATCCGGGCCGTCGACAGCACTTTCTATGAGATCGATTCGGATGATGAGGCGGTGCTGAACAAGATCAGCTCGACCTATAAAGACGTCCGAACTGCGGAGGCTCCGATTGAGTCGTGGCCCTTGGTCAGCGATGAATGATCACAGCCAGTCGCGAAGGCAGAGTGAGCCAGTAAGGCGACGGACGACCCCGCGGTGATCAAAACTCCGCCGCCATGATGGTCGGGCTTGACCCGACCATCCCTCTATCACTTACGCCATGAAGTTTCAGGCCTAGCCCTGGAGCGTGAGGCCTGCAGATATCGCGGCGGCGCACCCACCGCGAACGCCGCTTCTCCCCCGCCATCACACCCCAAAAAACCGCGCCAGCACATTGCACACCACGCGCAGATCCCCCAGCATATGGTGTTGCCGCTCGCCCTTGATCACGCAGAAATCCAGCGCTGCCCAAAGGTTCTGGCGAAGCTCGTTCTGTGCGGTCTGGATGGTCTTGCGGCATCCGTCATAGCGGGCGATCACCGCCTTGCACCATTTCTCATAATCCTCGCTGATCGTCTGGGAGGGCGTGCTGCGCTCGCTTTTGTCGCGCTCGCCATCCGGCGCCTTGATCGCCATCATGTAGGATTGCCGCAGTTCCAGAAACCGCACCGCGCCTTCATACTGGTCGTCGCTCAGACCATCGCGTTTGCCGAGCATGTTCAGCGTGCCGATATAGGTTGCGGCCCGCGGATCACGCGCTTCTTCGACCGTCACGCCCATGCGGCTTGCCCGCGCCTTCAGCGCCACGCTGTCTGCCGGCGCGTGGGCGCGGCCGGATCTTGAGATGCGCCCATTCGGCTCGCGCGCCACATTGATCACCTTGCGCCGTCCGCGCTTCTGCTTCAGTTTTTCGGCCTTGCTGGTCATGCTGCTGGTCCTTTTCCGTTGTTAATTGCGCGCCAGAATGCGCTTGATGTCGTCCATGCAGGCCGATGCACCGCGGCCTTGCTGATACTGGTCGAGAATGCGGTGGATCGCCGTTTCCCGCTTCTTGCGTTCCGATGCCGCCGCCTTTGCCTGGTGGATCGCTTCTGGAATTGTGCCGGTCACGCCCCTCCCTCCAAAGCTTGTGCCTTCGCCTTGCGATAGAGATGCAGAATGGAGGTGTGGTCGCGGCGCATGAAGCGGGCGATCTGCGGGTAGGTCTTGCCCAGCGCATCGCGAAAATGCACCACCATCTCCATCCGGATCCTGACCAGCCAGCGCGCACGCACATCGCTGCGCACCAGATGCAGCGTGGCGTCGGGATATTTCTGGAGAAGGTGACGCGCCGCATCCGCCATGCTGTCACGCGCGCGGTATTCCAGCGGGCTGACAAGCCGCATGAAGCCGTCCACGCGATTGGTCTGGATCAGGGTGAAATTCAGCTGTGTCTGAGGATAGAGGCTCATCGTCTGTCGTCCTTGCCGATGCGTGTCTTTGAAATCTTCGAAGGGTGCTGCGGCGTCTTTTTCATCGCATCCAGCGTCGCCTGCACCTGCGGGTCGAGAGATCCATGCAGGAACCCGACCCTCGCCGGGGCTCCTCCACGCGCCTCCGCCACAATCGCCCTCACCCGCGCCTTCACCGCAGGATCAGCCCGCTCGATGGCAATCATCGCCCGCCGCTTCTCATCCGCCGCACGGTCGAACAGCCGCGAGGCTTCGATGCGCAGCGCATAGCGTTCGGCGTAAAAAGGCGCGACGATGGCTCTGGCCTGCTTGCCGAACTCCGCGCAGGTCGGCACGAACTGACCGGTGTGGTTGGCAATCCGCCCGGCGATGAAATCATTGGCCGCCTCGCACACCGCCCATTCCGGCAGATCGGCGCAGACCCCGCGAAACTCGCGGCCAAACGCCGCCACATCCACGCCCGGCTGCGGGCGAAACTGGCCGATCAGCCGAAGCGCCGTATCGCGAATGGTCTCCGGCGAACCGGGCGCAAGCAGCCGGTCGATCTCCTGCACCCGCAGGGCAATCTGCCGTGCACGCTCACGGTACCGCTCCGGCAGCCGGTCGAACTGATCCTTGGCAATGAGGTCAAACATCCTGAAACGCCTCCATCAACAAATCGCGGGATGATTTTTTCGGCGCGCGAGCGCCTTTGGAAAAATCGCCAGATTTTTCTTCTATGGGTGTGACTCTGGAAGCAGAGCCTTCGCTGTGCTTTGGCAATGCCTTCGCATCGCTGTTTTTCTCGCCTTTCCAGCGGGTTACGGCGCTATCCCTGGCTTTCGCCTTGCGCTCCATGGCCTTTTCGCGCTCGATCCGCAGCCGCTTCTGCACCCATTTCTTCCGCCGCTTGTCGAGCTTCCAGAACGCCATCACCACCGGCTTCATCGCCCGCCACTTGGCCGGCGAAACCTTGGCCTGCAGCGCCAGAAGTTCATCGTCATCGGCCAGCGAACAATCGGGGGAGCGCCACGCCTGGAAGAGCAGCAGCAGATAGGCGCCATGCTGCTCGGTGGTCAGATGCACCGTGTCTGCCAGATAGGCATCGGTCCAGAACGGCATGAAAGGCAGGTTAGCCATTGGCATTCTCCGCGCGCATCGGCGGCGTGCCCCAAGCATCCTTGGCAGGGTGATACTTGATCACCGCCACATTCGCCGCCCGGCTTTCTTCGCGAAGCCGGGCAAGCTCGTTGTAAACATCCGCTTCCTTGCGCCCCAGAATGTAGGCGATCTCGGCCGTGTCGTAGCCGGAGCGAAAAAGTGTCAGTGCCTTGCTCATGCGTGTTTCCGCTTCCTCGCCATCAGGCGGCAAAGTTCGCCCGTCGTCTGAACCGCAGGCGCAGACTTAAGGCACGTGGTATTGGCAATGGTGATATCGGCCGCACCTTCACGGTACGGCTGAGAGTTTTCGGGCCGAAAGGCCGGCGCTCCGCGCTCGATTTTTCCCGACAAGCGCCTCGAACCGTCTTCTCGAGACGGCAAAGGCTTCAAGGATTGGAGGGTTGGGCTGACGGCCCGGGAGGACAAGCCGTCAGCCCGTTTTTGATCGCCAGGGAGGAGATGCGATCAAAACCTTCGATCCAGCGGCAAAACCGCCGAAATCTCGAACTCAGTCATGGGGCAAACACTGCAGCCATCAGGCCGCCAGTCGCTCGCCATTGATGCGGTCTACCTCGCAAAGAAGCTCGGCCTCGAAAGCCTCGACATCGAGGCTCAGATCCTCCTCATCATCGGTTGCCACGGGCTGCATGTTGCTGTTGCATTGGGTCATAGCCGCGCGGCCTCCTCGATGGTCAGCAACTCACAAACCGGGCGGGCAAAGGTCACGGTGATCTTGACCAGCGTATTCCAATCCGGCCCGCGCTCGATCAGGTCGTGCAGCTCGTCCAGTTCCTCGATCGCGTGCTCGACATCGACGATACCGGCCTGGCTTCGATATTCGGCAACCGCCCTCCAGCGCGCCACGCCGAAGCCGGGTCTGTCCAGAACATCAGTCATCATTCTTTCCTTCCCGGATTTCGACCGGCGTCACCGTTCCGCACCTGTCGCAGAACCGCTCGATCTGGTGTTCGATAGAAAGCGGGCGCCGGCATTCGCGGCAGCCGATATAGCGTGTCTGAAACGCAGCGCGGCGCGCCTGCGCGGATGCTTCGATACGGACAGAACTCATGCGCGCCGATCCTCCTTGAAGGTCAAAGCCCGCCTTTGCCCCGCCCCGATGCCGGAAGCGGCCAGCGCGGCGAAGGCCATATCGGTCCTCCGCTTCGCTGCCTGCCGCTCGCCAAGGACATCGGGGCGCAGGTCCAGACGAGGGACAAACCCATCCCTCGCCATTCGCAAGACAGGCACCGTCTCAACTGCCACAGCCCCTTTGGCGCAGACCTCTCGGCCCGCCATCCTTGACCGGCAAACGAACGGCTTGAAGCCGCTCCCTGCCAAGCCGGGTCCGACCCGGAAGCCATCGGCCTCAGCGGCCTGTGCGATGTGATGACAAAATTTGTTCATACAAGGAAACTAGTAAAAATTGGGACATGCGTCAACTAGTTTCCTTGTGTGCGTTTCCACAAGTGTTCTGGTAGAAACTAAGCCATGGGAATTATTGGCGAAAATCTGAAATCGATCAGGAAGATCAAAAATCTTTCGCAGGCGAAAGTTGCGGAACTGTCGGGTGTGAGCCAGCAGCTCATCTCGCAGCTCGAGACCGGCTTGACTGAAAAGACCACTGAACTTCCAGCCCTTGCCCAGGCGCTCGGCGTCAGCGTCCACGAACTCGACCCATCCTACACGCCGGATGCGGAGGGCGTTCCCACCCTGATCGTGCCCTATCTCGCCTGGGTCAGCGCCGGCGCCATGATCCGTGATGACATCGCCGACGAAGCCCTTGGCCTCATCCGCGTGGCGGATTTACCGGCCTCGGGAGACTGGATTGCCTTGAAAGTCAGCGGCGATTCCATGGACAGGATTTCCCCACCCGACTCCATCATCTTCGTCGATCGCAACGATCGCAACCTCGTTCCCAATGGCTGCTACGTCATCTCGGACGTGGAAGGCAACGCCACCTATAAGCGCTATCGCTCCGGCCCCATGCGCTTCGAGCCCGTCTCCACCAATCCGCAGCACGAACCGATCTTCCCCGACAACGACCCCATCATCGTCGGCCGCGTCCGCCGCTCGATCATCAATATGTAA